TCTGGATAGAGGCACCATATAAATAGTTAAATGCTGGCTTGGCTGAACGGCTGAAGGCAACGGTTTTGTAATCCGTCGGAGTAATCCCATTGCAGGTTCGAATCCTGTGGCCAGCACCATTTATAATAGGAACTTAATAATGATTAGAAAGCATCTCGACCTAGACGCCGTTCGCGCGTTTATTCATGAACAATCTCCAGAAACAAAGGTATATCTAGGCGGCGACTCAGAACGTTTTCAGATTGACGGTGTGTGGTATGCTGACTACATCAACGTGGTAGTTGTTCACAAGAACGGCAAGAACGGTTGTAAGGTGTTTGGTGGTATAGTGCGTGAGCGCGACTATGATCAGCAAAAGGATAAGCCTCGTATGCGTCTCATGAATGAAGTGATGAAGACCGCACAGCTATATATTGATCTTGAAGATGTTTTGGAAGATCGTGTGGTCGAAATTCATCTCGACATTAATCCAGACATGAAGCATGGTTCTTCATGTGTTATAAACGAAGCTGTTGGTTATATTCGTGGTATGTGCAACATCATACCTCTGGTCAAGCCAAATGCTTGGGCAGCTTCATACTGTGCTGATCGTTTCAATGATGCAATCTGGAATGCTAAGAAGGAAGTAGCATGATGTTTATCAAATTAACAAACATGTTTCCTGATCGAAAAGGTGATCCTCTGTATATCAACGTGAAGCATATTAAAGTAGTATATGAGGATCACGTTGAAGGCGGCAGCCTTTTAACTCAAGTCCATGCGGAAAATGTTACATGGTCAGTCGAAGAAAGTCTTGGTGAAGTAATGAAGTTAATTGGAGAAGCAGTTTAAATGGCTAGATTTCTCGTTATGGTATGCGTTGTAATCTTTGCAATCTATATGTTAGTTGTTGGAGCTAAAGCAGAAGTAGTTATTACTATTGTAAAATCACAACAGATGATGTATGTCGAAACTTTAAACGATACATATGAGTGGCCAATTTCTACGGGTCGAGAAGGATACAATACACCGTCTGGAGAATATCGCCCCTATCTTCTTAAGAAGATCCACTACAGCAAGAAGTATGATAACGCTCCGATGCCTTGGTCAATTTTCTTTCATGAGGGATACGCAATTCACGCTACATATGATATACATAATCTTGGATCTCCGGCGTCTCATGGTTGTGTTAGACTTGCACCTCGTGAAGCTCAGTGGCTCTATAGGCTAGTTAAAGACGAAGGATCTGAAAATACGTTTATCTACATTCATGATTAGGAAGGTTGGCCGAGCGGCCGAAGGCACCTCACTGCTAACGAGGCGTACCTTAATCGGTACCGTGGGTTCGAATCCCACACCTTCCACCAACATAATAGGCGTCCATTAGGGCGCCTATTTTTGTTATGCTAAATACTGAAGAACAAAAACTAATAAGAGGTCGACTGATGCGTTCTTTACAGGAAATTTTGACAGAAACAAACAATAACCTAAGAAGAAAAATTCTCGGTGAAGCAAAACTAAACGCTAAGGCAGCATCACCTATTGGGGCTCGACACATTGAAAAGTATGTTGATCCGTATCTTCCTAAAGGTGACAGACATGCGCCTGATACCCATGAGTTGGAAAAAGATCATGATGGTATTCCAAAAGGAACAAGACTTACGGTCAAGCGCAAAGAAATAGATAAACATGGCGTTACCCACATACATGCTATACCTTCTGGTAGCACAAGAACTGTTAAAATTCCTTTAAGCTCTATTCGTAAGCCAAGCGACAAAGATGGCAAACATAATGAAGAACATGCTGTAAAGAAGGTATGGAATCACTTTTCGGGAATGAACGCAAAAGATAAGAGTAAACACAGCCTTGATAGCACGTTAGCTGAAATTGATAAGGCAGAAAAAGATCCAAAACATCCTCTACACATCAAGAATGCTGAAGACCACGAGTTTTCTGGTAAGATTTCAGGCAATAACAAAAAAGTAGGTACTTCGGAATCTCATAATCTTGCAAGAAAGACATACTATCAAAATCTAAGAGATGCTGCACATACTGTACATGGAATGAGAAATCATCCAGACTTTTCTGATCACTATAAAGATGGTGATTCCATGGAACATTCTGGCAAAGCAAAGCCTAAACTATCTAAGCATTATCTAAGCAAAGGTGTGACTGGAGCCGGAGCAACTTCAAAAGGTGATGCTCTGATCATCAGGTCGAAAAAAGGTACGAAAGGTGTTAAAGCCATCTCGTTCAAAAAGACAGGCAACTCACAACTAATGTCTTCAAGTCCTGCAGAATTTCATGCCATCTATAGCCATGCTATGAAGAAAGGCAAGATCGACACACCTGAAAATGAAGAACACCTGCAGAAGGTCAGAAAACATATGGAAGCCGGAGACCACGAACGCGCCCATAAAATTGTACAGAAACTTCACGATAAACATCCAGATCTGATTCATCATGTTGCCGAAGAAGCACTGACAGGTAATGGCAAGTTTGCAACCGAAGAAGGTCGCGCGACACATATTGCTGAGATTGGTAAAGATGCTAAAGTTATGACTACAAAAGAATTCTTAAAGGCACATAGAGAACCAATCTCTAGATTGAGACCAAGAATTCGAAAGAGTAAGCACCTTGGTGGAACAAAAGCTACCGGAAGCCTTGAAACACCAAAGCTGCCTAAAAGACCTAAAATTGCAGAAAAAGTCAAAGCTGTCATTAAGAAAAGAATGAAGAAAGATTGATGATCAACTACACAGAATATCTTACTGAGAGTAAAGAAGGCAAGAATCTCCATCTAGAGCATCTTGAAGATGAGGTACTCAATGGTGGAGTTCTCGGCACACGTGGAGCAATCAACTTTCTACAATCTCTAAGAGACATGCTTGCAGGTCACGCTAAAACACATGTGAACATTACAACGAAATGGGATGGTGCACCTTCAATTTTTGCTGGCATCAATCCAGAAAATGGCAAGTTCTTTGTTGGTACAAAAGGTGTGTTTGCACAGAATGCAAAACTGAACTACACGAAAGCAGACATCGATAAGAATCATCCTGGTGAAGGTCTTAATGCAAAGTTAAAAATTGCATTGGAGTATCTACCTGAATTAAATATTCATGGTGTTCTTCAAGGCGATATGATGTTTACAAGTTCAGACTTGAAGACTGTACAGATTGATGGTCAGTCTTTTGTTACCTTTCAACCAAACACTATTGTCTATGCTGTGCCTGTCAATTCAGAGTTAGCGAAGAATCTTCATGCTGCGAAGATGGGTATTGTTTGGCATACAACTTATGCAGGCAAGACACTAGCAAATATGAGAGCATCATTTGGTGCTAATATTTCAAATTTACGAGCGACTAAGAACGTATGGTTTAGAGATGCTTCTTATGTTGATGCTTCTGGTACAGCTACATTTACAGAAGACGAAACAAAAATATTGAATTCTATTCTTGCTCAAGCGGGTTCTTTATTCCGAACCATATCTCCGAAAACTCTTAACATAATCGCAACAAACGATATATACAAGATTCCTATCAAGACATGGAACAATTCCAAAGTTCGTGCTGGACAAGAAATTACCAACACTGCTTCTCATGTTGCAGGTCTTATTGCCAGTATTGAAGAGAAGCTTAATCGTAATATTCTTGATGCTAAGAAAGCCGATACAAAGCGAAACCGTGAGCAGGAAAAGAAAATTATTATGGACTTCTATCGTTCCCATAAAAACGAATTGAAAAAAATATTCGATTTACAGAACATTTTGGTTCGGGCAAAGAACATGATTGTTCGTAAGTTGCAAATGGCAAAAGATGCATTCGGAACATATCTACGTGTCGATAATGGATACAAAATTACTAATGCGGAAGGTTTTGTTGCTATTGACAAGATCAGTGGTAATGCTGTAAAATTAGTAGATAGATTGGAATTTTCACAGGCAAACTTTAATGCCACAAAGACATGGGACAAATGAAGCTAGATCATTATCTTAAGACTCACAAGAAAGAAATCCGAACTCTCAATGTATGGGACATCGATGACACTCTTGGCAAGACGGATGCTAGAGTTAAGGTCGTAAAGAATGGCAAAGTCATTCACGTTTTAGATCCAAAAGCCTTCAATCATTATCAACTTCAACATGATGAGGTATTTGATTTCTCAGAGTTCAGATCAGGTAAAGTATTTCGTAATACATTCAAACCTATCAATAGTATTCTAGATCGTGCAAAAAACATTGTCATGAACCAGACTGAAAACTCCCACTCAATCATTCTGACAGCTCGGGCTGATTTCGAAGATCATCATGAATTCCTGCAAGCATGGAGAGATCATGGTTTTCCTATCGATCACGTTTACGTAGAACGTTCAGGCAATCTGTCCAATCTTAATTCTTCTATGCCCGCACATATCAACAAGGGTGTCATTCTCAAAAAGTATCTCGCATCTGGTAAATTTGATCGAATTCGCATGTGGGATGATCATAAAGCTAATCTAGACATGCTCTTTAAAGTTGCAGAGATGTTTCCTAACATTGAAGCGATTGGATACCTTGTCAAGGGAGATAAGGTAACGCGATACAACCACAGCAAAAAACATGTTGCTGAAGAAGTGAAGTCGGCAGTTCGTAGTGCTGTAAAACGTAAAGCATACGGGATCAATATCTAAGAATACTAAATACCTCTATAGATATAACATCCTGTAGAGGGACAATGAAAATTAAATCAAAAGCGGTACCACAGAAGGTACCTGGTGTAGCATTCTACGGCAAAGCCCGTATTCCTCAACGAGGACACAGAACAGCAGTCGATCAGGGCAAGCAACTTGCCCAAAAAGTAGGCGGTAAGCTAACCGTCGGACTGTCAGGTGCAGCAGAACCCCTAGATATTCCCACAAAGAAAGCACTAGCTGAGAAGCTATTTAATCATCCAGTTCATGTTGGCACACCGGAAACACGAAGCCTTCACCATTTCTTAACACATATGAATCAACATCATGATGATCTTCATTTGATAGCAGGTTCTGATCGTGTACCAGAATACCAAGAATATCTGAAAAAATATAATGGTAGACCTAATAAAAAAGGTCAAATAG